TTGAAAAAGAATATTTTAATACTGGCGGCTTTGATAGCAGTTGTTCTGGCGGTACCTTTTCTGATCATAAAAGCGGATGAGGCAATCCAGATAAAAAATGCAGAATTTAAGGAAAAACAGAATAATGTATGTTATGAAAAAGCGGGAGAATGCATGGATGCAGGTGAATATGATGAAGCGATAGAATTACTTGAAAAACTTCCGGGAAATTATGAGGATGCAGAATATATTATCCGGTATGCAAAGTTTTGCAAAGCTGTTCAGAACGAAGAAGGAATTGAGGAGCTGCATAAACTCATATGGAATTTTCCGAAAGAGGATAAGTACAGTGGTAAATATGCAGAAGAAATGAAAAGGGTTAAAGAAGATACAGAAGTACAGTATGAAAAATATATGGCACAGAAAGAAAAAGAAGAAGAGGAAAAAATGAGGAAGAAAGATGAGCCATATAAAGGAATGAAAGAAAAATATATAAATATTACGCTTCTGGGAAGGGCGAAAGAGAAAAGAACAGAACATTACTGGCGGGATACACCGGGAAAAAGGACACAGGATATTCAGTACAGATATATGTGGTATAACAGCAACGGAACAAAAAAATTCATGGCAGTCTGCAGAAACGGACGGGTCAGCAGTGTAGTTGAGTTTGTTCCGTCCACAGCATCCAGAAAAAATAGTTACAGTGGAAATACCAGCAGGAATAATACCAGAAAAGATATGTATGATGTGCAGGACTACGATGATCCGGAAGATTTTTACTATGATCATGCAGATGAATTTGATGATATTCAGGATGCGGAAGATTACTGGGAGGAAGCACAGTAAGATATATGGCATTTTTTCGATTTTGTGCATATACTGGCAGAGAGTCAGTGTGTTTTCAGGCACAAAAAGGAGTCTCTGTTTATGAAAAATCATTCTTATCTTTCTATGCAGCAGGATACCCCGGATCAGGGACGGCTGCAGGTGACGGTGCAGGACGGAGCTAATAACCGCCCTGTGGAAAATGCCAGAGTGCGGATTTCTTATACGGGAGTACCGGATAATGTGATCGAGGAAGTCCGCACCGATTCTTCCGGAAAAACACCGATGCTGGATCTGGCAGCTCCTCCTCTGGAATACAGCATGAAGCCGGTGGAAGAGCAGCCTTATGCGGAATATACCGTTCAGATCAGTGCAGATGGTTTTGAACCAAAAGAAGTGGCAGGAACGGAAGTTCTTCCCCAGGTGATCGCACAGCAGCCGGCATCTCTTATGAGACAGAGAGGCGCAGGAGAGGATTATCAACGCATTGTGATCGGCCCTCACACCTTGTTTGGTGAGTATCCGCCCAAAAATCCTGAGGCTGAGATCAAGCCGGTAAATGAATCCGGAGAGATTGTTTTAAGCCGGGTGGTGATCCCGGAGTATATCGTAGTCCATGATGGACCGGTAGGAGATACTAATGCGCAGAACTATTATGTACGTTACAAAGATTATATCAAAAATGTGGCCAGCAGCGAGATCTACGCTACCTGGCCGGATGATACAATACGCGCAAATGTGTGGGCACATAAAGGCTACCCACACTTATTTTTGCTGTATTTTTGGGTAAATATCTAAAGTAAAAGAAACATCATCACCATTTTTCCAGGTGTTTCTTTTACTTTTAGTATAAACAGCCTTTTCTATCAGCTCACGAAGAAACTGATTCTTTGTAGACGTATCCCATGTCCAGTAATGAGTGAGAAGATCTTCACACTTGGGAATAAAAGAAGAACGCTGAAACTGGAGTTCTTGTTCGTGTTTAATTTCTTGCCTTAAAGAATAAATCACTGTATCGCAGGCAGACAGTTCGGCGGCAGTAGCTCTGGAACGCTCAAGAAATTCATCTGTAGAATAAATTCCCTGTTCAAGAAGATCGTATTGTTTTTCTTTCTTTTTCTTCAAAATATCAATTTCTTTTAATTTTCCCCGGATCATTTCTTCTTTTTCAGAAATAGAAAGAGAATATTCCTGATCAGAAAAACTGCTATTTAACTTGTAGCCATCTACAAGTTCCTGGAGTCCGTCAAGAAGAGCTTTTTCAACAAGAGGGAGCTTGCTACTTATATTGTCGCAGGAACTATATGGACATCGGAGTAGAGCACCTTGTCTGTCACTTGGGGATTTACGGGTCATAACATAACCGCATTTTCCACAACGGACAATACCGGCAAGCGGATTACGGAGCACATGCAGAGAATTAAGCGGCCGCGCAGGGTTTCGATTTACAATATCCTGTGCTTGCTGAAAAAGTTCTTTTGATACAATAGCAGGATGTCTGCCTTCGGCAAGAATATGATCCTGAGCGAAAGGGCGGGAGATGGTTATCTGGCCGTCCTGTATATGCTTTACAGCCTTTCGACTGTTCCAGCGTATCATCCCTGCATACACCGGATTTCTGAGAATTGCCTGCACGCGAGGAACGGTCCACAGGCCGCCATCCATGGTCTTGATTCCGGAATCATTTAATTTACGGCAGATCTTTGCCATTCCGATTCTTTCGCCTGATACTCCATGGACATACAAATTGAATATAAGTTTGACGATTTCTGCCTGATCCGGAACAGGCTGCAGTGTCCATCCTTTTTCACCGATGAGCTTTATGCGGGAATATCCGTATGGCGGCTTACTACCACAATACTTACCTTCTTTTGCAGAAGATTCACGACCTGCAGTAAGACGGCGGCGAATAGTCTTATATTCTCGGCGGGACATAAAAAGCCCGAACTCGAAATACTCTTCGTCATATTCGTTATTTGGATCGTAAGTTTTAAGTGGAGTAATGATTAATGTGCTGGAATACTGGAAAGCCCTAGCGACAACACCCTGGTCAATGGTGTCACCTCTGGCCAGACGTTCCACCTCGACAACCAGGACACCATCCCACATGCCGGCCTCCACTTCACGAAGAACCTGTTGCATAACAGGACGTGCGGAAATGGTCTCACCAGATACAATCTCTTTATAGATTGCTCCTACATTGTAACCACGCTTTTTTGCAAGATCCAACAGGATCCGCTCGTGTCGGGCGAGAGTTTCACCTTCGCCCCTGGCTTCAGCCTCCCGATCAGCACGGGACTTACGCAGGTAGATACATACATTTAAAAGTTCCATAATATCACCTCGGTTTAAAATATGTAAAAATGGGTACAAAAATAACGACCACACAAACGTTCTGATTGTGCAGCCGCTCCGAAGATGATACAATATTTTTGTTGAAAGCTGTAGCATCTCCGGAGATGTTATAGTAATGTCTTGACTGGTATCCGGCCAAGGCGCAAACCGTTCCTGTTGGCGCAGGGGCGGTTTTTTATTTATTTAATTGCTATTTCTTGTATCTGACATGGTGAATCAGACATAAATCCGTCATAAACATATACAGTAATCGGGCTTTCTGTGTCCTGAAGCATAAAAGCAAATCCTGTTTCTATGGACGTATCTTTGAGCACAGTCTTATAAGTGTTATCACATGCGCTATTTCCAGTTCCTGCATATGCTGCTAATTCAATTCCATTTTGGTAGGCTTTGATATTATAAAAACTGGTTGCTGAATTTGGGGAGTCTGTTTTGTTGGTGAAATTAAATTTTACAACGCCTAAAACATCAGCTGCTCCGTCTTCGTATGGCATGGTCTCGAAACCAGAATACTCAAGACTGGAAGAATCAGAGGTCAGTGAAATTTTGTCGACTTTTGTTTCGGAAGAGGATGTATCATTTTTATCATCAGAAGAATCACCACCCATTGAGGCTTCGAAAGATTCCCAATCTGATTTATTATCTTCGTAAGTCTGAGTTGTTTCGGAACCGTTAGAAGAATCTTTAACGGTGAGAGTATAATCAACATCTTTTTCTGCAACTCCGTTGATTTGCTGATAGGCTGGTGCTGTAAACAACGGAAGAAATCCAATAAAATATTCTGACGGAGCAAGATCTGAAGATGTGAGACTAATTTCAAATTTAGTCATATCGTTGTTATAAGTGATATTTTCGACATTTGGATAATTAGTGTCATCATCCAAAATTTCTTTAATATAATCGTCAAAACTGGATTTAAGCTCTTTTTTCCACTTTTTTTGTTGCTTATTGTCAAGAGTATAAGTTGTAGATCCATCAGGGTTAACTGTTGTTTTCTTGGCATCAGGCACACTGGCATCGTTTTCTTGATCACCGTAATCAGGGATAGTGACAGTAATATCCTTGGCATATACAGGTACGGCTGTCAACATAGAAGCAGTAATAATTGCACACAAAATTTTCTTTTTCATAGCGCACCTCCTTAAAAAATATAATATCCATAAATAATACGACAATAACCAAAGAAATTCTCTCAATAGTTATTATCTAGAGGAATTGATTCCGTCAAATTGTAAATATATTCCTAAAGTACAATTAGGGCAAAAACCTCCATTTTTAGATATCTCCGATGGTAATTTAGGATACTTCTTTGTTTTGCCACTGATTGAGAATACTTTTGAGTTATATTTGCTACAGATAGGGCAACTGTTGTTGGTTGAAATCGTTACGCAATCTATATTCAGTTTCTTGCATCTGTCGAGTGCGCTTTTAATTCGAACAAGATTTGAAATACGCTTATCTTTAAAATCTGGATGTTTACGATATATTTCGTTTAATTCTTGCTCAGCAAGATTATAGTCGCCAGTTAATTCTATGTATTTTATAAGACGCAAATATTCTTTCTGAGTTAAAAGCGGGCGATCTTCATAGTCAGAAAGCTCATTTGACTTTTTTAAACAAGCAATGGCACAATCCATACGCCCAGCCTTTTTATGCTCTGTGGCTTTTCTTTGCAAAAGATAATAAATACAATCCTTCGTATCTATTCCGGTATGGTAATTCTTAGCTGGAACAGGTATTGCATTTATTCCAGCAAGAGTATCCATATCATAGCGCGGAGAACGGAAAAAGTTAAATAATCCCATATATGCCTCCTTGATGAATAAAGAAGATGTTTTTGTCTACAATATAAACATGAAAATATTATTAGCAGACATTATGTACAATAAGAATATATCAGCACGACAGATGGCAACTTTAACCGGGATTTCAAAATCCACGATCAACAACATTGCCAACGAAACATATTCCCCAACAATGGATAATATGGAACGTCTGGCAGCAGTGCTGAGAGTACGGATCTCTGATTTATATGATTCTCCGTACAAGTAGTAAAAAAGTGTCCAGAATTCTGGACGATTCCCTCCTGAGTGACGAAAAGTGTCGAAAAAGTGCGTATTATAGTTACAAAGAGGAGATGAGCATAATATAACGTACTCAATTTCCTTGCAAAGAACGTAAGTTTGATGTATATTAAAAACAAACAAACGTTCGGAAAAGACGCAGAACGGAGGGATACATATGAAAAAGCAGGATGAATACAAAAGCTACATTATGGAGATGCTTGAAAAAATGGATTCTGCAGATGAAACTTTTTTAAAACAGATTATCATTCTTATAAAGAAACATCTCGAAAGGAAGAGGGGACATTAGCCCTCTTTCTTTTTGCTTAAATTTTCACCGAGCTTTTTGCTAAAATTCTTGATAACTTCCTGAGATCCAGGAGATAACTCGTTGTATGTCCGGATAATTTCCAAGATAATTCCATAAAACTCATTATTCTTTCCATTTTCCAAAACATCTGATACCAGATCAGCAATCTCTTCTTCCTCAGAAAGTTTCTGGGGCATATCACCGTCACCAGTCCGCAGCCATGTCTCGTTAACATTAAATTCGCGACATATTGCTTTGAGCATCTGCTCTGTCAGTCCACGATAACCTTTTTCGATATTGGATATAGCCGTTCTTGTTACGCCTAAGCGTTCTCCGAATTTCTCCATTGTCATTTCTTTAGACTTACGAACTTTTTTGACTCTTTCGCCCTGTGTCATTTACTCACCTCCTTTAATTACTAAACTCAGAATACCACCCAAATCAAACAAAGTCAATACAAAAACGTCACAAAGATAACAAAATAATATTGACAAAGGAATCTACGTGACGTATAATGTTCACAAAGATAACGAAAAGAGAGGTGAAACACAATGACAGAGGATAGAAAAACATTGCTTACTGAAACTACAGAACTTCTTAAAGATCTGGACCAGAAGAGCCTGGAACTGATCCGAACTGGCGCAGAACTTCTGAGAGCCAGAGATGCACTGGAACAGAAAAAGAGACTTGCAGGATAACCATTGAGGCCCGTAAGGCCGGATAGGAGGAGTGGCGAAATGACAACAATAATAGCTTCTGCGATTATTTCAGCCATCACAGCAAAAATAGTAGCCACCTACTATTTTAAGGAAGTAGATGGCTACGTGAGAGAAATGTGTGAAATGACGAAAAAAAGCAATCAACACACATTAGCTATTTTACACAAACTTCAAAAAAATTCTTTCCCAAAGGAGTGAAATATCCAAGATATTTGTGAATGGCAGCTCTTTTAGAAGCATAACAACGAAAAGCTTTTGAAGAGAGAGCTTCATAATAGGATGTCTTTTCGTAAGGAATATAGACTGATTTATTGAAGCAGTATGAATTTGTATTAAGCGCAATTATTCCCAATCGTTCTAAAGAAGAAATAGCAGAAGAAGCGGCTTCCAGGCTTACATTTTCAAGAGACGATATATAAACTGTAGAAAATTGAGTCTCAGAAGTCAAATTTTGTTTGTCTTCAAGAATATAATCAACTAATGGAAAAATACGATCGGGATGAAGGGTTTTTAAAATTTGGGCATCTGTCGGACTCATCTGTTTAATAATTTCTGCAAAAGATGGATGAACATTTTGAACATAGTTATTATCCATAGATTTGGAAATTAAGTTCACAAATAGTTTACGAAGTTCTTCTGATTCAATACAGTATTTAGAATTTTCAAGAGCTTGGGCTGTTGTTTGAATACTAGGCTCTATGAGATTTTCTTCGGGAATAGATGCAATTTTTTGTGACAATTCTTGCTTGTAAAGTTCCAGATCATGAGCATATTTCATGCGACGTTTATCGGCGGCTTGAGTAATTCCGCCAAACACTAGATACCATACATCAGCTAATGTTTGGCCTACTCCTTGAGTTGGCTTATCTGTAAGGTTTTTTACAGCAGTGTCAATAGAATCTGGAAGATCAGGCAAATTAATCAGGGAAGAGTTTTTGTCAGACATATTTTTTCCTTCTTTCTTATGTATTAGGCATGGCAGTGCCTGTAAGAAAAGAATAGGAGAGAAACAGCAGAAAGTCAATATTTATATAGGAGAAGAAAGGGAAGTGAGTTGAAATGATGATAGAAAGTATTGATAAAACTATAGAAGTTTTATGTGAGAGAATTCAGAAAGAAGCTGAAACTTCAATGTACATTGAAACTGTGCCGGATATGGTAAAAGCCCTGGCAGAGCTGCTGTCTGCCAGGGAAAAACTCAACAGAGAGTTTTAAGCAAGAAATTTCTCGCCAGCATGAGACTTTACGTATTCTTTTTCTAAACTTAAAAGTTCGAAATATATAGAACGATAAGCCTCATGGATGTCACTTACTGACAGCTGTTTTAAATCATACTTGGATTTGAGAATTTCCATTGTAAGTGCGTGCATAGTTTGGCTCATTGCAAATCTCCTTTCATATGTACTCGGGTGTGCCAGTACCCTGTATATACAGAATAGGAGCGTAATGTCGAAAACACAAGAAAAAGCGTTCGACAAAGTAGTAAAAATTCTATAAACACAACAAACACAATCTTCATACGATAAAACAGGAGGTGAACCAGATGGCAGTTATCAAAGAAATCAAAAACGGATCCGGAGGAGTAATCCGGATCCATGACGACTACTGCAAGAACAATACTCCGGAAGACAACCAGAAGATCATAGATAACGTATCTCGGATAGTCAATGATTATTACATAAGAAAATCAGTGGGGTAGAGGAGACGAATAAAGATGCAGAAGAACTTAATCATCAGCCTAATTACAGGTCAGCTCGTAGCATTACTTCCACTCTGGGACTGGGGCGATAAGCTCACATTCCTGACAGGAAGCATCTGCATAACAATCGTGACCATGATCGCGATCACATGGCTGGAGGACAAAACAAAAGCAATAAAAAGAGCCCTCACATCTGCAAATGTAAAGGGCTCACGTAATTAAAGACAACTTAAGTATATCAAATTTGGAGAAGAAATCAAGAGGTAAAAGAAAAAAAGGCTCAGGCGTTGCACCGCTTGAGCCAGGACTATCCGGTCCCTGGAGTAAATTAGTTTACATAAATATAACACCAGGGAGCCGGAAAGTCAAGCATCCGGCGGTTATGTATCGCTATATTTTTAACCTTTTTTTGAGGGGATAAGATCCCCTTGCAGGCTTGATTAAACGTATTAGAGATGAGACGAGGGACACTTTTATGAAGTGCGGGTATATAAGGCAGACCTGGGACTGTGGAAACACCAGAGAAGTAGAAGAAAAACATACAGGAAGATATGGTGCCAGGGGACAGAAACGCCAGAAAAGACGGAAAGCTACCCCGGAAGAAATTGCAAAGCAAAATCAATGGAAAAGGGAAAGGGATGTTCGTAGGCTGATCAAGTGGAATTTCGGAATAGGAGATTACTGGTTCACGCTGACGTACAAGAAAGGCTCACGGCCACCCTGGAAACAGATGCAGAAAGATATGTCAAAATTCATTCGAAAGCTCCGGGACAAGTATAAAAAATATGGATGGGAACTGAAGTATATATACCGGTTAGAAATCGGGAAGAATGGAGGACCCCATGTACATATTTTAATCAATCGGAAGTCAAACGATGAAACAGACACAGGCCTGCTGGTAGAAACACTCTGGGAACATGGCCATGCACAAACAAAAAGGGTGTATGACGTTGATTCTGGAGAACTAGCACAGTACATAACCAAGCCGCTGCAGGACCATGAACCGGAAGATCTGAAGAGATATCATCCGTCCAGGAATCTGATTCGGAAAGATCCGGAAAAAGAAGAAATAAACAGACGGAGCTTACTGGACAAGCACGGAAGGCCGAGGGACCCGAAACCACCAAAGGGCTGGGCAATCGTGCCGAATTCAGTAAAATGCGGGAAAAACAAGATCACTGGATACGCATACCGGCATTACATATTGATCAAAACAGAGAAGAGAAGGGATTAACATGCAGAGAGTAGATGTTTTCATAGAAACAAGCAGCCGCTTTCGTGGAAATGTGGAAAGAAAATGTGGATATGTGCTGTCGACACAGCTCCGGAACGAAGAAAAGACAAGAAAACACTTCGGAAGAGTATCCGGAACGTACCATCAGGCAGTCCTTCTAACCATGACGGATGCTCTGGATCACCTGACGAAAGGCTGTGACGTGTACTTCCATGTAAGCGATCTGTATGTTACGAGCCGCCTGGGAAAGATCAGAGAAATGGCCGATGCCGGATGGTTAAACGCGAAAGGAAAGCCGATTGCAAACAGAGAGGAATGGCGGAAAGTATTTAATGCTATGAATCAGCTTCCGGATGCACATAAAATCTCTGCAAAGACAGAAAAGCACAGTTATTCTATGTGGTTACGGGAGGAGATGAAACGCCATGAATGTGAAAGAATGCTGGGGCAAAGGCTGGAGCCTGCGCCCGGAGCAGGACATATTAACAATGGAATGTCTGGGTACCATTACTAAATCAGGTACCCGGTTTACATACTATAAAGACGATAAAGGAGGAATATGGTTTGATGATGAACCCGAAGAAGGAAAACCGGAGTGGATGCAGAGAGCAGACAGAGAACGAAGAAAGCGCAAGCGATATTCTTGAGAATTTGGAAAGCTATGTCTGTGACGAATTATGTTGTTACCGCGGAGAAAAACTGACACAGGAGGAAATGGACTGGCGCTGTGCACATTGCAAACTGCAGAGATACGTAGATAAGATTGAGGAGAGGCTTAATACTATCAGTGAATCCGGTTCTGTACGTTGCTATGCGTGTAGATATTGTAAAAAGGTTGATACCGAGAACGGCAGCAGTCTGTACTGTGCAAAAGACAGTGGAAGGTTAAGCAAGACGACATACGACAGTACCTGCCTGAATGGTAAGAAATGAGGAGGATATCATGAGAACAATAGCAATCATCAATTTAAAGGGTGGTGTGGCCAAGACCACATCAAGCATTAACATCGCATACATACTGATGCGGAAAGGATACAAGGTGCTTCTGGTTGATAATGACAAGCAGGGGGACTGTTCACGTGGAATGAACCGCCGTACCCAGGATGGGGAAGGGATTGACCGGATCATGGTAGACCGGCATCCGGATATGGAAAAGCTGATCAACAAGACTGACTATCTGTACCTGGATATCATCACAGCAAACCTCGGTCTCCTGACTGCAAACATGGAAGTAACCATGGACCGGGTGCGTCCACAACAGAACCGGTTAAAAAAGGCGCTGCAGCAAGTGACCGATAATTATGATTTTTGCGTAATTGATAATGCACCGGACATCAATGTGTCGGTGATCAACGCCCTGACCGCCGCAGACGACGTCCTGATTCCGGTAGAAGTGGATGATAACACCCTGGAAGGCATGAATGAGCTCCTGGAGCAGATCGATGATGTAAAAGAAGAACTGAATCCGGATTTGAAGAACGTCCGCTGTTTCGTAACAAAATATCAGAAATTTAACCAGGCACATTTGCAGGGAGCAGAAATCATCGAAGAAAAGTATCCGGCAATGAAAACAAAGGTTCGTTTCTCAGGAGTGGTAGCAAGGAGTACGTTTGTGCGTATGCCGGTAGCATTACACAGCCCCAGATCAGCGGCAGCAGAAGACTATGAAACTCTTGTGAATGAATATCTTGATATGATTGGAGATGGAAACAATGGCGAAATTTGATTTAAAAGGTCTCCTTAATGACAGATCTGTTCCGGATCGGCAGCAGGATCAGAAGATAGTATACCGAAACCCGGAAGATCTGATCCCGTCGGAAGAGAATTTCTACAACACAGAGAAACTTGAACGACTGAAACAGTCGATCAAACTTCTGGGAATCCTTCAGCCGCTCCTGATTGAAAACCGGGAAGGAAAAGACTATGTAATAGCTGGCCATTGCCGTCGGAAGTGTTGCATTGACCTGCTCAACGAAGGAAACGACAAATTCAGCCGGGTTCCCTGCGTGTATAAGACATCATCTGAGTTGGAAGAAGACGCAGGCCAGGAAGACGATATTGTGCGTCAGATTATGATCATCCAGGCGAACTGCTATCGTGATAAATCCGACTGGGAAAAAATGACAGAGACTTTGAAAATGGAAAATCTCGTCAAGGAACTCCGGGAGAAAGCACCGATGGAAGGAAAAATAAGAGATATCCTGAAAGATCTGATCGGAACATCCAGCGGCCAGTTGGGAAGATATCATGCAATCAGCACAAACCTCTGCGAACAGCTGATGTCGGAATTTGAAGAAGACAGGATTAAGATTTCCGTGGCTTATGAAATATCCAAACTCAATAAAGAATATCAGAAACAGGCCTGCGAGCTGTACGAAGAAGCAGGAATCCTGACGCTGGACGACATCAAAGGCCTGTACCGGCAGCAGGAAGCCGAGAAAGGTATCCCTGGACAGATGACCATTGAAACGGCAACCGGCCATAATCGGCCTCCGGAAGATGATACGGAGATCCCGGCAGAAACACAGATTGAGCGTTTCTACGAGAACACAAACAAGAATATGAAGAACTACATCATCCAGGAAGACAAGAATATGACTATCTTCATGCTTTCGAACTTGTACGGATCAGCACGTGTCCGAAACGGACACCTCAATTACCAGGGCTCAACAGCCGGGATCACCTTCAATCCCGGCGGGGTATTTGAACACGAGCTGTCCTGGCAGTCCCTTGCCAAGATCCTGATCGGCAAACATGGTAATAAGAAGCCAGTAAAGATGGTATCTGTAGATATACCGGAGAAACCGAAAAAGAAGGATAACGAAGTATCAGGTCCGGCAAAATGTATCACCGGAAAGAGCAAATCAGGAATATGTGGGGCAGCAGCTTATTGCGACACAGAATACAAATGTTGTGCCCAGTGCCCTGACGATTGTAATAGCCGGTGCGGATGGCTGGAAGAACGCTGCCAACCGGCAGCAGAAATACCGGACGAAAAGCAGCCTGATTTTATTGAAGAAATCGCAGACCATCCCGGCGAAGCCACCGCATTGCCAGTCATGAAAAATAATGATCAGAGAAAAGAGTGGCTGAGAAACTACAAACTCTGGGGATTATGGTATGAAGACAAAAATATCGGTGTTAAATACTACAAATACGATTTTGAGAACGGTGCACGCCTGATTGCTGAAGAATACGCACCGGATCCGCACAACCAGAACAGTTGGTGGGTATCAAATTTGACGGAATCGTTTTATATGCACCTTGTGGGAGGGCCCGAACCAGAGCGCAAGGGCGGCATACCGAAATGGACATATCATACGCGATACAATAAATTCCCGAACTCAGAAACAGAGTTGGTTGAATTCCTGAAGGAATTACAGAAATAAGGGTGTTCTCGAAAATTCGATTAACATATACAACCTGCCGCATGAGCCTGTCAGAAATGCGGCAGGGGAAAGGAGAGTGTCCGAATCGTACACATGCAAAATGAATTACGACAATTTGAAGTTCCCAAAACAGGGAAAGAAAAAAAGAAAGAAACCCAAACCAGGGAAATATCTCTGTAAGAAACAGAAAAACAGCATCATCGAAGGAGACGAAAAAGGAACCTGTTACATATGCGGTAGCCACATAAACATAGAGAATCACCATATTTTCTTTGGTCACGGAAACAGGAAGAATTCAGACTGGTATGGCCTTACCGTACATCTGTGTGCACAGCACCACAAAGAAGACAGGATATCAGCTCATAAATACAGAGAAGTCAACTATGCGCTAAAACGGATCGCTCAGAGAACATTTGAGAGCAAGATTGGCAGCAGGGAAGATTTCATGAAGATATTCGGAGAAAACTGCCTGGAGGAAGAATATGAAAAGAAGAACGAACCTATACAAGATCGTAGACCAAAATGGAAAACCGATTTTTGAGGATCTGATGACAGCCAAACAAGTCGCAGAGAAAACCGGATGCACAAAGAACAATGTAGCCCAGGCAGCGGCCAATTTTGCCCTGGTAAACAAGAAGTACCGGATCATCCCGGAATACATCAAGCTGAGTAAGGCATTAGATGCTGAATTACTGGCGGAATGGGATATATACCGGACACGGTTGCTAAGAGACGCAAGGAGGCGAGCATGAACAAAAGACAGAAAAAGAAGCTATTCAAGAAAAGATCAGCCTTCTACCCGCATGGCGGCCCGGACGCATTTTTGTTCCAGGTTTTTACCGGTGTTGGAATGACCAAAAAGAAATGGGAGAAACTGGACAAGATGCTGGAATATCTATTCGGAAACATGGAATATGACCGTAATACCAGAAATGTAGAGAATTTTAATCGGCTGATGAGAAAGAGATGGAATAAAAATGGCAATCAAAAGAACTGTAGAAACAGACGTATACTGTGATGTCTGTGGCGAATGGATTGTAGGCTGGAAATCTGATGAAATAGGAGTCAGCAGAGCTTGGGCAGCAGTATGTGCGAGAGAAAAAGGCTGTACAGTTGGGAAAAAAGTTATTTGCAGAGATTGTAGAATCAAGAAAAGAATCCAGACATGTAGGATACAGCACAAGATCGGAAGCGCAGGAAAAGATAACAGCGGGATGTGCCTGGGATTTGAAATGCTGGAAAAATGTAAAAGATGCTTTGCGTCTACATCTTATGAAAAGTCTGCTACGAAGGAGGAAAACAATGGAGAACACATGTAAAACCTGTATCAACAACGTTGATGGCCTTTGTGATCGCAAAGGAATCCTTGTGGAAGACGAAGATTTCTGCGAGCATCACTGTACTTTGCAGAGGAGACCGAAGATGAAAAAGCACGAAAAGAAAATGGATATCACTCCACAGTTAATGATATCAGCATATAACACACTGATTCAGGGATGCCGGAGTATTGAAAATGCAGAAGATGGAGCATGTAATGACTGTGTGTTATATATGCACTGTCCGGACATATCGGATGATATACCGGCGAATTGGGAAGAACTGCATTACCCATATCTGGAAGGAAATACACTGCATTACATAAAGGACGGTAAGGTCAAGCAGATTGTATTTGCCAGACGGGAAGATGCAGAGGAAAGACTCAGTGAAATGGAGGAAAAACGTGGATAAAAAAGAAGCAATAAAAGAGTTGAAATTTGAAAAAAATATTTCTGCAGGTGTTATGGAACAGCTTGGTATCACGAAAGCACTTAGAGAAATTGTTGCCATACAACAGAAAAAGAGAACTCAGACATATGATACAGCTATTGAAGCGTTGGAAAAGCAGATTCCTATAAAAATGAAGGATATGAGGGCGGTTAATGATTTTTCAGGAAGATATTACACGTGCATAGGCACATGTCCTATATGTGGAGAAGAAAATATTTATCGAAATAGTAATTATTGCCATAAATGCGGTCAAGCACTTGACTGGGAGGAGGTGAACAATAATGAGTTATAAAAACAACGAAGGTTACCCAGCACCAACAGAAGGAGAAGCAATCCGGAGGGCCAGCCGGATGCCGACACACGTCTATAACGACTATTGCTTACTCAACAATATAGCTGGTCGTTTAGGATTAGAGGTGGCAGTGATAAGAGAAAAGAAAACAGGAAAAGAATGGCCACAGAGGAGGTGAGAACGATGTGGGTAATTTTTCTTGGTTCCGGCATGGTGTTCTAAGGTTAAAGCAGCAGCTGAAGCAGAAAACACAAAAACCAAGGCAAAAGCACAGGCAGAGGCTAATAAAGAACTTAGTGCATCCATCACGGACGAGCTGATTAAGATGAAGGAGGCAGAAGCTCACTACAAAAATGGCTGGGTTACAGTCCAGGGAGCGGATGCCGTGATCGCGGATAAATAAAAGAAATACAGAGAAAGCCGGGAGCATACACGTTCCCGGCTAAAAGCATCGAAAGGGGAGGATACCAGTGGGCGAGATCAAGATCACCAGGAAGCTCCTGGACAATTACAGAAAGTTAAAGAGGGAAATACCGGTCCTCAGCATGGAACTGGCTGAAATGGAACAGGGGGAGGCAGGGCTAGGGAACAGCACAATATTTGATTACAGCACAGGATTCGCACGGCCACAGAGTGTAGTCGGATTCGACCAGGAGAGATACGATAGAAGAAAGAGAACATATGAACATAAAAAGGAGCAGGCGGCAGCAGTGGAACGATGGATCCAGAATATTGAAGATGGCCAGACAAGATATGTGTTCAAGGCATTCTATCAGCAAGGAATGACCTGGGAAAAAATAGCAGAAAAGACAGGATATTCCCAGAGTCCGGACTATCCGAGACTTTACATCAGGGATACATATTTGAAAAAATGTGAGATTAAGTAAAAAATATCGTTTATATCGGAAATATCGTTATAGAATACAATAGAAGCCAAAGGCACAAGAGGCCGGCGGCTTTCAAAGAACCACCAGAAATCCGCACCTGGTGGTTCTCTTGGAACGTAGCTCAGTAGGAAGAGCAGCTGGCTTATATCCAGCGTTGTCGGTGGTTCAACTCCATCCGTTCCGATCAGGTGTAGCCCACACCTGCATGATAAAACTCCGATCATATCACAAGAAGGCATCTGGCAGCAGTCAGGTGTCTTTTTGTGTGCAAAGAAAGAAGGTGAGTCTGAGTGACTGAAAAACAGAAGATATTTGCAGATGAATACCTGATAGATCTGAATGCCACAAGGGCTTACCGGGTAGCGTATCCGTCAGTAAAGAAGGAAGAAGCAGCAGCTGTAAATGGCAGTAAATTGCTAAGAAATACTAAGGTTGCAGCATATATTCAAGAGCGGATGCAGGAACGCCAGAAACGTACAGAGATCACTCAGGACAGGGTCCTGCAGGAACTGGCAGCGATCGCATTTGCAAAAGCTACGGATTACGCAGAGATAAAGAATGAATGTGTCAGGATCAAAGACACAGCAGAACTGGATGAACAGCAGGTCAGGGCCCTTGCCGGAATTGAAGAAGGTAAGTTTGGAATTAAGGTAAAGCTGAATGACAAAGAGAAGGCTCTTGAACTACTCGGCCGGCACCTTGGCATGTTTAAGGATAAGTTAGAAGTATCCGGCCTGGAAGAAGAGAAAAAGAAACTGGGAGATATCCTGGAGCAGTTGCGTGGTGATGGATAGTGAGTACAGAAAGACTGATACTTTCAGAGAAATACAAAGCATTTCTCAGATGTAATGCTCCGGTTGAGTTCCTGGAAGGCACTACAGCGGCGGGTAAAACCACAGTCGGGCTTTTTAAATTCATGTGCAAGGTTGCAGAATCGCCAAAGAAACTGCATATCCTGGCTGCGAAAGATACCGGAACAGCTGAAAAGAACATCATCAATAAAGATCTTGGGATCGTTGATGATTTCGGGATCCTGACTGAGTACAACGGAAACGGCACAAAGGACGACAAGATACCACATATCCTGTTCCATACCAACAAAGGCGATAAAGTCATATATGTGATGGGATATGGAGACAAGAAGAAGTGGCAGAAAGCCCTTGGCGGTCAGTATGGATGTCTGTATATTGATGAGATCAACACTGCAGATATTGATTTCGTTCGAGAAGCATCCATGCGCTGTGATTACCTCATGGCCACACTCAACCCGGACGATCCTACCCTGGATGTGTATAAAGAGTATATAAACAGTAGCAGACCACTTCCGGAATGGGAGCAGTATACGCCGCAGGAAATTAAAGATGAACTGAAAGAAGAACCAAAATCCGGCTGGGTACATTGGTTCTTTTCTTTTGACGATAATGCAGGACTTCCGGAAGAAAAGAAGAAGCAGATCATACAGAACACACCGAAAGGAACAAAGATCTGGAAGAACAAGATCGAGGGCCTGAGAGGAAAAGCTACAGGCCTGGTGTTCCCGAATTTCAGCAGAAAGAAGCATGTTGTATCTGAGAAATGGGTGAGAGCCCAGATGGCAGCGGGAAAGCTGAAATTCAAAAAGTTCACCTGTGGCCTGGATACGTCTTATTCCTCGAAGTCTCCGGATACGATTGCAATGATATTCCAGGGAATCACGGAAGACAGAAAGTTGATCACACTTGCTGAAAAAGTATACAGTAATAAAGACCTTGATCAGCCTCTTGCTCCGTCAGATACGGCTGTGAAATTCATAGATTTCCTTGAGAAATGCCGGAAAGACTGGGGCTTTGCCAAGGATACGTTTGTTGACTGTGCAGATGCGGCGACGATCACGGAACTTCGAAAGTATAAGCGGCTCCATGGATGCCTCTATAATTTCATAGAATCCTACAAGAAAGTGGAGATCCTGGACAGGATCAAGCTCCAGCTGGGCTGGATTCAGCAGGATTGTTATCTGGTTCTTGATACCTGTACAAATCATATAGCCGAAATGGAGAAATACTCCTGGGATGAGGAGAAAGATATTCCGGAAGATCGTAACGATCATACGATCAACTCCCAGCAGTACGGCTGGATCCCGTACCGCAACATGATTGGCTTTGAAACGGAGGAACAGAAAAGGTGAAATGGATGGAAAAACTGAATGAGAACATAAAAAAGACTGTCCGGAGCTGGCTGAATGTTACTCCGGCAAACCCGTATAACTTTCAGATCAATGAGATGCTGGACTTCGAAGGCCATGCGATCCGCAACCGGATCTGGTACAGAGGAGACAGCAACGAACTGGAACAGTTCTATCAGCAGAACGGAGAGAATGCAGACCGGTACAAATTCTGGGCCAGCGCATGTACACCTGGAATGGAAATGAGAAAGATTCATACTGGCCTTCCGGGGCTGATCGTGCGGACACTTGCTTCCGTAGTCCTGCCAGATATGGATAAATTTGAGTTTGGAACACCATCACAGGAACAGATCTGGAATGAGATCGGAAAAGACAATAATTTCCGGAAAAAGATGGAAAGTGCACTGAAAGAAGCACTGTACATCGGTGATGGCGCTTTCAAGGTAGCCGTTGATACAACTATCAGTGATTATCCAATCCTGGAATGGTATCCGGGAGACAGAGTAGAGTTTGTGTATCAGAGAGATCGGATTCGGGAGATTGTATTTAAAACGCCATACTGTGAAAAAGGAAGAACGTATGTTTTGAACGAGAGGTATGGCTTTGGATATATCATCAATGAGCTATATCTGAACAACAAAATGATGGATATTAAAACCATCAAGGCGACAGAGAACCTTACAGATATAACCTTTGATGATTCTGTGATTTTTGCAGTACCGTTTATGATATATGAATCAGCCAAGTACGAAGGTCGGGGCGGGAGTATTTTTGATGGAAAACTAGATAATTTTGACGCTTACGATGAAATATGGAGTCAGTGGATGGACGCTCTAAGAGCGGGAAGAGCAAAAACCTATATTCCAGAATGCTTAATTCCGCATAACCCGGAAAACGGAATGCTTATCAAGCCGAACCCTTTTGACAACAGGTATTTTGCAGCAGATGGAGACATGAGAGAAGGACAGAAAAATCAGATATCTACAGACCAGCCAACAATTCCTCATGAAAGTTATCTTTCATCTTATGTGTCTGCGTTAGATTTGTGTTTACAGGGAGTAATCAGCCCATCCACACTGGGAATCGATACGAAGAAGCTGGATAATGCGGAAGCACAGCGAGAGAAAGAAAAGACAACGCTTTATACCAGAAACGCCATCGTGGAATCAATACAGGAAACGCTTCCGGAAGTTGTTACAATGTGTATCAATGCCAACAACATCTTGTTACATGGTGGAGCAAAAGAAGAAGTAAAAGTCAATATCCCGTTTGGAGAATATGCAAACCCGAGCTTTGAGAGCCAGGTTGAGACCGTAGCAAAAGCGAAACAGGGCGGCATCATGAGCATTGAACGCTGTGTGGAAGAGCTGTACGGTGACAGCCTGGATGAACATTGTAAGGAAGAAGAAATAACCCGACTGAAAGCAGAGCAGGGCATACAGGATATGGAAGAACCGGCAGTGAATATGGCTGCCGGCGATTTTCATGTAGATGTGACAGGAGGAGAACCGGATGAAAGTAAAAGTGGGACCCAGAATGTACCAGATGAGCAAAAGAAGATACCAGGAGCTTCTGGAAGTAGCCAGGCAGCAGGTACTTCCGATGGGAGTGTACGCAATCGAGAAAAATGATTATGCAGAGCTCTGGAATGACCATTGCGCCAGTGCAACAAAGCTGAAAGCTACAGTGAGGGAGTTCCGGCAGCAGGGATTCAAGGTCCACTATAACAGCAGGTAAGCAATATGGCAAAGATTAATGATGTATATGATATCGGAGCTGCATTCGAAGCCGTTGAAAATGAGTTGATAGCATCCATGATCCGGAACATGAAGCGCCATAAGGCGGAAGAATCCGATGAAAAGATGCAGTGGTCTATGTGGCAGACAGAGATGCTGAAATCCCTGGAAAAGTATAAGCATGACAACGAAAAGAAGTATGGTAAACAGTTTAAGGACATAAATGCCAAGATCAGCGGCCTGATAGCAGCCGCAAACATAGAAGGCCAGATGGAACAGGAGAAGAAGATCCTGGAAGCCATCCGAAAGGGCTTTCCTGCAAAGCGAGTTACGAAAGGCGGTACGGCAGAATTCTTTAAACTGAATGACCGGAAGCTGGAAGCACTGATCAAAGCCACCACAGACGATATGGAAAAGGCAGAGACAGCAGTCCTCCGCATGGCAAACGACCAGTACCGGAAGATTATCTACAACGCCCAGGTGTATGCAAATACAGGTGCTGCAACATATGAGACAGCCGTTGATATGGCAACAAGGGACTTCCTGAAGGCCGGCCTTAACTGCATCCAGTACGCGAATGGAGCAAGACATACCATTGCAGATTATGCAGATATGGCGATCCGGACAGCAAGTAAACGTGCTTACCTGCAGGGAGAGGGCGTAAAACGCCAGGAGTGGGGAGTACATACCGTGATCATCAATAAGCGCGGCAGTGGATGTCCCTGTCCTCTGTGTGTCCCGTTCGTAGGGAAAGTCATGGTCGATGATGTCTGGAGCGGCGGAACCAGAAAAGAAGCCTCAGAGACCGGATATAAGCTGCTGTCAGAAGCTATAGCTGCTGGCCTGTATCATCCACGCTGCAGAGACAGTCATACAACCTTTTTTCCCGGAATATCCACCCCGCCGGATGGGAAGTTCACAAAGCAAGAGCTCAAAAAGATAAAAAAGAAGAATAAGCAGGAATCCCGGCAGCAGTACGCAGAACGGCAGGTGAAACAGTATGGAAGGCTTGCAGATTTTTCTTTAGATCCGGATAATCAGGAGAAATATGAGCAGAAAGCAAACGAGTGGAAAAACATTGCAAATGGAACGAATACTGATATAATGATATCAGGAGCCAGGATTACGGATATATTCAGTAAAGAGGCAGATGAATTTGCTGACATGTATTATAAGGAAATTCGGAGCTTTTCTACAGATTCGAAGAAAATAGCGAATAACCTTGGAAAAGACGAAGCTGACATAAGAAAGATAAAAGCTTATCTGTTTGAGGAGGATTCCCTGCTGGATACAGAAACAGGAAAATACAGACGCTTCGATCCGGACTGTGCGATTGCTCAGAGCTGGCAGCGGCTTATGATAGGAAAAGACATTAAGCAGCATGACAGAACCCTGATAGAACATGAACTTCTTGAAATGAAGATTAAAAAAGAAAAACCAGATATGGAACACTGGAAAGCACACCAGATAGCTTCAGAAAAGTATGATTATCCAAAGGAGGCGATGGAGTATTATGGTAATCTTAAAAAACATAAAAAAGACAAGTGATACAATATCTGCTGACTATTATCCGGAAGGCAGGGAACCGAAAGGATATATGGAAATTAATTTGAAAAATGGAGTTGTTATCGGACATAATAACGCTAGCTCATTTGCAGCTCCACATGTCAGACGAGAATTGAAACGTTTGTCAGAAAGAGACAATCCACCAACAGAAAAAACAGTATTATGGTATTGATACCACCAGTCAGAAATGGCCGGTGGTCTTTTTATACCCATTTTTAAGAAAGAGAGGAAAGGAAACATGAAGTTTGAAGAAGCGTTAAAGGCAATGAAATCCGGAATCCCAGTAAAACTTCCGTCATGGGCTGGCTATTGGTGGTGGGATGAAGAATCCCAAACAATCCTTATGTACACAAAAGATGGTGGTTGTTTGGATATAAGAGAAACACAGAATGTAGAGTATACGCTTCGGAATATTTTTTCCGATGAGTGGATTTATGCGAATGGTCAGAACTGCCCGATTCTTGGTGGAGAAGCAACATTTTCGTTTGGAGAAGCAATTAAGTATCTGAAAAGAGGTATGAAAGTAGCAAGAAAAGGCTGGAACGGCAAGAAACAGTACATCCAGCTGGCAACTGGGATTTCCTACAGGTCAACTGATGATGAAATTGTGAATTGTGAACATGATGCAATTGGAAACAAAGCAGTGGCTTTTGTGGGAACATCTGGTGTACAGATGGGCTGGCTTGCATCCCAGGCGGACATGCTTGCTGAAGACTGGATTTTTGCAGAGTAATTGCGCCGGCGCAACAGAGGGGAGGTGAGGGACATGAAGATAAGAGTTATCCATGATTTCTATGATAAAGAGAATGATCTGGAACTCCGGAAAGTCGGAGAAGAGTACGAGGTAACAGAGGAAAGAGGCAGATACCTGGTAGATTTCCGAGTGGCGAAAGAGATCACAGATCAGGAAAGCGGTGATCCGGAATCTCCCGTTGAGGCGTAGGGTGAAACGCCTTATTTTTATGCCCGAAGGCTTAAAACTACACGGAGACACCGGGTTATCAACTGTCTATGTGAGACACACGTAAAACTGTATTCGTGCAGACAGCACATAAAAAACTGTAAAGGAGCATGAAAAATGTTTAAGAGATTTCGATGCAAAGTACCAATGAACCTGCAGAAATTTGCAGAAGGAGGATCTGGTGATGGTGGGGCAGCAGGTGTTTCAGGAGCGGATGGTGGAACATCACCGGCAGGAGCACAGCAGACACCACAGTTTGATTATGATAAGCTGGCCAGTCTGATCGCAGGAAAACAGACTGTGACAGAAGAATCTGTCCTGAAAGGTTACTTTAAACAGCAGGGACTTTCAAAAGAGCAGATGGATCAGGCTATCGCATCCTTCAAACAGCAGCAGGCGGCCAACCAACCGGATGTGGCTGGTATGCAGAATCAGATCACAGAGACCCAGAATCAGCTGACAGCAGCCCAGGCAGCAGCTCAGGCGGCGAAAGTTGAAACAGCGGCCACCATGATGGCAGTATCACTGGGGCTTGACGCAAAAACGATCCCATATGTTCTGAAGATGGCTGATCTCAGCCAGGTAGTAGGACAAGATGGGAAGATCAATGAGGAAACGCTGAAAACAGCACTGAACACAGTACTGGAAGCTGTTCCGGCCCTGAAGCCACAGGCAGACGGAAAGACCGGGTTCACACAGATCGGGACAGGTGGAAATCCGGCACAGCATCCTCAACAGACAACTGCAAACCAGACAGCGGTGCCAACAAAACGATGGAACCGTTTCAATAATTAAGAAGTGTCCGATTCGGACACCACACTACAGAAAGAAGGTATAAGACATGGCATTAAATTATGCAGAACAGTGGAGCCCGGAGCTCCTTGAGATCCTGATGCAGGGGACCCTGACGTCTCCATTTGTGACCAGTAACGTAAGATGGCTGGACGCAAAAACATTCCATTTCACCCAGATGAGTACATCCGGTTACAAGAATCACAGCCGTGAAGGTGGATGGAACAAAGGTACATACACCCAGACAGATGTACCATACACATTAACTCATGACCGTGATGTGGAGTTTATGGTAGATAAAGCGGACGTGGATGAGACAAACGCCACAGCGTCCATTCAGAACATTTCCCGCATTTTTGAACAGACATGGGTAGTTCCGGAAACAGATGCACTGTTCTTCTCCAAGGTTGCCCAGGCAGCTCAGAAGACAGAGGGGTATCATGGATCCACAGCAGCTTCCGCATACACAAAAGCAAAAGTATTTGGAATGCTGAAAGATATCCTTGCAAAGGGAAAACTCAGAAGATACAAAGCGAATGGAACCCTGATTATGTATGTGACCAGCCAGATCATGGATGCCCTGGAGCAGTCCACAGAGTTTACACGTAAGATTGAGATGACCCAGATCGCAGAAGGCGGTATGGGAATTGAAACAAGAGTAACAGAAATAGATGGCGTACCGATCATGGAGGTTATCGATGATGAACGTTTTTATGATGCGTTTGACTGGGAGCCGGAAGGAGGTGGATTTGCTCCACTGAAGAAGGTAGAAGCCGCAAGCGGTGTTGAAGCTGTAACTGGTGCGCACAAGATTAATGTTCTTGTAGCCTGCGGTCAGACATGCAAGACCGTTCCAAAGATCAACAGCATCTACTACTTTGAACCAGGCGGACACACAAAAGGAGATGGATATCTGTACCAGAACAGATCTTTCTCTGATGTATTTGTATTCCCGAATGGCCGTGATGGAAAGATCGACAGCATTTATGTAGATGTAGATACAGCAGAGGTAGCGTAAAAATGTACAAACCGTACGCGTCAGAAAGCTACTACGAAGGCAAATACGAAGGAACATTAATTCCGGAGGACGACCAGAAAAAAGCACTGATCCAGGCAAGTAGGCATGTGGACGCTCTGACCTTCAATCGCATTGTTGGCCGGGGCTTTTCGAACCTCACGGAATATCAGCAGGAGATCATTAAAGAAGTAGTGTGCCAGCAGGCTGAATTTGAAACTGAAAATGCGGATATGATTGCAAGTGTTTTGTCATCATACAGCATCAACGGTGTATCCATGCAGTTTGGCAGTGCCTGGAACGTCTTTACAGATAAGGGCGTGGCTATGAGGCGCGACACATACGCTCTGTTGTGCCAGACAGGCTTGTGCTGCCGGTTAGCGAGGTGATGCTATGAAATATCCATGTTTGGTACCGAAACGGCTGTGTAAGACAGATATCACGGTTAGCATAGCCAGAGAAGGCGTGAGTAAATATGGAGAACCGCTGGAGCCGGTGACATATACCGGCAGGTGTAATTATCAGGATAAGGCGAAGACGATATTCACGGAGGAAAAGAAGCTGGTCCAGATCACCGGATCCGCACTTTTCCCCGGGGATATCTGTCCGGAGCTTCCGACAATATCCGGCGGTACAGCAATCATATTCGGTGTACAGCGGCAGATCCAGGAAGCCCGGAAGAACCGGAATCCGGACGGGACTGTGAACTATACGGAGGTGATGTTACTGTGATAAAGGTTAATTCAACAATAAAAATGAATTTGCCAAAAATCAGAGAGCTTACCGATGCACAGACGTATGCCCTTGGGATGACTGCGGAGGCACTACACACAGAGGTAGTGCAGGCACAGGTGTTCCCACGTGATACAGGAAACATGCAGAACGAAAGTACATTTGTTGATCATTCACAGGTTAGACAGGGAAAAGTCAGCATTGTGTCAACGACACCATATGCCCGCCGTCTGTACTTTCATCCAGAATATCATTTCCAGACGAAAGAAAACCCGCATGCAAAAGGTAAATGGTACGAAGACTGGATTCCGCCGAATGGCCCTGTATCAGACTTTGCTCCGGAAGCATTTAAGAAATTCTATAAGAGGTTGACGAAAGTATGATCACGCTGGGAAGCATTAGAGACTACATATCTTCTCTGAATATCACAGAGGACGAACATGTGTACATGGGAACCCTGGACACAAAACAGGAAAAGTCCCTGGGAGTGTATAATAGTAAGCATCAGTATAACTCACATAAAGCTCTTGGCGGACCGGATCTGGAAGGCTATGGCGAGAAATACGTCACGATTTTAGTTCACTGGAATAAGTCTACACGTGACACAGAAAAGGTCGCTGTGGGCTTATACGAGACGCTCAGAAGGGCAAGAGACATTCAGACAGAAGACGGAACCATAAAATTTTTTCAGCTGCTTTATGATCCACAGGATATCGGCAAAGATGATGTCGGTATCTGTGAATGGGTTATAGAAGCAGCTGTTATTTTCGAGAAAAAGAAAGAAGGCGAATGATTATGAAAATGAATCTGCAGAAGTTTGCTGCAAGTGGAAAAACAAACGTGTTTCCGGTTCTGGACAATGCGTTCAAAGCAGGAGCAACGAAAGAAGCTGCAACAGTTATTGCTGATATGGAAACATTCAATGTTGAATTCAGTAATGGCATTGAAACATGGACACCAATGGACACGGAAGGGTGGCAGAGAGGCTTAATGACTTCGAAAGGTATTAAGATCACCCTTTCCGGAAAAAGAAACATCGGGGATACCGGTAATGATTTTGTTGCTGGAAAAGTTTATAAAAATGGTCACGATGCAGAAGGCTATTTCGAATGGAAACATCCGGACGGAACTACAATTTCCTGGACAAATGCAATCTTTGACGTAAAGAACATTGGAGGCGGAGATTCCACAAGTGTAGGAGCCCTGGAAGTTGAGATCAACGGCAACGGCAAACCTACGATTACACCTGCAGTATAAAAAGAGGAGAAGAATATGGCAAAAGTAGTAAATATCACAGATAAACTTGAGTTTGATGTAGATCCAACTCTTGTGATCGGGAATCTGAAAGTAAGGGTAAGATCTGACGCAGAAACAATGCTGAAACTGATGGGAACACTCAGTAAAGGTGAAGATCTGAATACGATCAAGGAGGCTTTAGGCCTTTTGTTTAGCGAAAAAGATTTGGCAGCGATCTGCAAGTACAAAAAAGACGGAAAGAAGATTTCTGCAAAATCTCTGATGCTGATCGTAAACACAGCCATCGAGCTTGTGACAGGAGAAGACGGGGGAGAACAGTGACCCGTGCTATGACTTGCTTGACGACTTCGATCTGATCGTCAGCAGTTTTCAGTCGCAGTACGGGCTTAGGTTATCCCGTGAATTGCCGGCAGGAATGAAGTGGGCTGAGTTTGCCAGCCTTCTTTCTGGACTGGGACCAGACACAGCTTTAGGCCGGATCGTAGCTATCCGGACGGAGGATGATAAGAACATCCTGGAAAACTTTACTCCGGAACAACACCGGATTCGGAATGAATGGAGACGCCGGCGCGCAAAACAGATCGCGACTACAGCAGACAAGGTACAAGTTGAAGCACAGTTGAATGCTATCAAGATGGGATTCCTGAGTATGGAAGGCCTAGGACCACGATAGAGGTGAGCAGAAATTGAGAAAAAGAAAATAAGGTGTCCATACTGCGGACATGAACAAAAAGTGCAGTATACCCCGGATGCGAAATGCCGGGGTGTTTTCATGAAGTGCCAGGCAAGGCACTGCAAGAAAGTATTTGAAATTATTTTAGGCAAGTAGTGCCATTGTGCCGATGCCTCAAAAGGCAGGTGGTACAATGGCAACAAGTATCGGCCAGATCGGACTTGATCTGGTTGTTAATGAAGGTTCGTTCCGGACACAGATGTCTGGAATACAGAATCTTGCGAAAAAAGCCGGCGCAGCCCTGGCAGGGGCGTTTGCTGTAAAGAAGCTGGTAGATTTCGGAAAATCCTGTCTGGATCTCGGAAGTGATCTGGCAGAGGTACAGAACGTTGTTGACGTTACTTTTCCGAATATGTCGGCTCAGGTTGACAAGTTCGCCCAGTCTGCGCTGAAGGCGTCAGGTCTCAGTGAGACCATGGCAAAACAGTACACCGGTACGTTTGGAGCCATGGCGAAGGCGTTCGGCTTTAATGAACAGCAGGCCTACGACATGGGTACTGCTCTCACGTCCCTGACTGCGGATGTAGCGTCTTTCTACAATCTCAGCCAGGATGAAGCTTACACAAAGCTCAAATCTGTTTTTACAGGCGAGACTGAATCCCTCAAGGATCTGGGCGTCGTCATGACCCAGACAGCTTTGGACAGCTACGCCCTTGCGAATGGGTACGGCAAGACCACAGCACAGATGACAGAGGCTGAAAAGGTCTCTTTAAGGTACGCATTCGTCCAGCAGCAGTTATCTGCGGCATCTGGTGATTTTGCCAGAACGTCCGGATCATGGGCGAACCAGGTCAGAGTATTAAGCCTACAGATCGATTCCTTAAAAGCTTCGATCGGCCAGGGCCTGATCAATCTGTTCACACCGATCATACAGACAGTGAACACCCTCCTGGGGAAATTGGTCACTCTTGCGAATGTATTTAAAGCTTTCACAGAGCTGATCACCGGAAATAAAAACTCTGGATCTTCCGGAGAAGGCCAGATCGCGGCGGCTGGTACAGCGGCAACAGATGCAAGTGCCGGACTGCAGAACGCTACAGATGCGGCGAACAGCACGACATCTGCGGTAAAGAAGACCGGAAATGCAGCACAAAAGGCTGCAAAGCAGATACGGTCCCTGATGGGATTCGACAAGATTACAAAACTTTCCGAACCGTCAGATACGTCTTCATCTGCAGATACTGGAAATTCCGGAAGCACTCCAAATGGCTCCGGAACATCTGCTGGAAGTCTGGGAAGTCCTGTAGACTTCGGATCTTTGGCAACCGGCGAGGATGCGGTATCCAAGTTGGATAAGAAATGGCAGCAGGCTTTCGAGAATATGAAGAAGGCCATCGAACCGACAACAAAAGCCCTCAAAAATCTTTGGGATAATGGACTTGCCCGGCTCGGCAAATTCGGCTGGACAGCATTAAAAGACTTCTGGCAGCACTTTCTTGTGCCTGTCGGAAAGTGGACTATGGGAGTTGGCCTTCCCCGTTTCATCAATGCCTTGAATGATGGGCTGATGAAAGTGAATTTCGGGAAGATCAACAAGGCTCTCGCAAAGCTATGGGATTCCCTTGCAAAGTTTACGATTAACGTAGGCGATGGCTTACTGTGGATTTGGGAGAACATTCTTGTTCCTCTGGGAACATGGACAGCAAATGAAGTTGTTCCAAGGTTCTTGGCCACTCTGAGACTTGCTATTGACGATGTAAACAGTGTTCTTGAAGCGCTGAAGCCACTATTTCAGTGGTTTTGGGATCATGTTCTTGAACCAGTAGCAAAATGGACAGGAAAGAAGTTCCTTAAAGCCTGGGATGGAATCAACAAATGCCTGGAAGCATTTTCCGACTGGTGCACTACTTATCCTGGCGATATACAGTTTATAGCCGGGATGATTGCGGCGTTTTTTGCGGCATGGAAAGTCACAGAGCTGCTTTCATTTATCCAGCAGTCAGGAGGCGTCATAGGGGCGCTGAAAGCTATACAGACAGCTCTCCTGGGGAACATTGCCGCAAAGCTTACAGACAAGGCGGAAACAATGTATCTGACCGCCCTGTACGCAAAAGATTTTGTCATAAGTGCGGGCCAGAGTGTTGCAGCGCTTGGAAAACAGGCGTTTAGCATTGCAACAGCTACAGCGGCAAAAATAGCAGATGCAGCAGCACAGGCGGCAATGACAGCGGCCACAGTGGCCTGGAATGCTATATGCGGAATTGCGACTGCGCTTACCACGGCGTTCGGGGCAGCCGTGGCGTTTTTAACATCCCCGTTTGGGCTGGTGGTGATTGCAATCACGGCCGCTATAGCCGTGGGCGTACTACTTTACAAAAACTGGGATACCATCTGCAAATGGGCAACAAAACTCAAAAACTGGGTTGTTGACAAAACTCGTGGTCTCAGAGATGGTGCTGTAAATGCATTCAATACATTAAAAACAAACTGTTCAAATGCAATGTCTGCATTGGTGACAAGCGTAAAAGAAAAATGGAATGCGATTAAGACAAAATTCAATGAATTTAAGAACTGGCTGGCATCTGTGTTCCAGACAGATTGGTCAAAGAGATTCGGCTTTTTCGGAAACGTCCTGAATATATTTCTTTCAAGTGTAAAGGCAAGGATACAGGGGATTAAGAATATTTTCAACGGTTTGATAAAATTCGTTAAAGGCGTTTTCACAGGAAACTGGAGACAGGCGTGGGATGGCATCAAGCAGATCTTCGTTGGAGTGTTCCAGGGGCTTACTGGGCTCGCAAGAAGCCCGATTAATGCGATTATATCGGCATTCAATGCGGTGATCGGAACGGTTAACAGCATGATCAACAAGATCAACAGTATAAGCTTCAGAATCACAGTACCATCATGGATTCCAGGAATAGGTGGTTCATGGTGGGGATTCAACGGATTTAACCTTCCGAACATCGGAAGCATTCCATTCCTGGCACAGGGCGGTTATGTAAAACCAAACACCCCGCAGCTGGCTGTAATTGGTGATAACAGACACCAGGGAGAAGTTGTGGCCCCGGAAGGTAAGCTGAAAGAAATGGCTATGGCAGCAGTTCAGGCGGCAGGACCAGGAGTGAGCAGAGATGAACTGGAATCAATCATTAACAGAGCAGTTATGAGAATTGTTGCAGCACTGGCAGAGATGGGATTCTATATTGACTCAGAGCAGATCGGCAGAGCAACGTCCGCAGCCCGAACGGCGGCAGACAGAAGATTTAATGCAGTGGAGGTAGGATGATGGGGAAAATCATATGGTCAGGAAGTACGGTTTTGCCTGCGCCCACTTCCATGAGCGTTTCGGATGAAATCATATGGACTTCAGATACAGGAAGAACCCTGTCAGGATATATGACAGGAGATCCGGTAGCAGAAAAGAAAACTGTATCCTGGAAATGGGAGTATATTACGGAATCAGAGTTAAAAACAATCAAAGATACCCTGGTTCCGGGATATTTCCCAGTATCGTTTCATGATGACGGAATTGATGTCACGATAGAAGCTTATCGTGGAACACTTACAAAAGAACATATCGGACGTCTTTCTGATGGTATTTACTATTATAAAAGCGTTACTGTTGACGTAGTACAGAGGTGATGAAGAATGATCAATACATCAGCAGCCTATAAAGAAGCAATCAAAAAGAACAGGATTTTACATCATGAAGCAAAAATAGAGTTTGCAGACGGAGCAGTTCTGACACCTCAAGATCAGGAATTATATACGTTCAAAATATCTGAAAACAGCTCAAACCAGGAATCGTTTGACATCGGATCGGCGATAGCGAAACAGTTAGAAGTTAAAATTGATAATATCAATGAAACTTATAGTGAGCAAAGCTTTTCAGGAGCAAAAATCACAGCAAGAGTTGGCTTGGAAGTATCTGGAAAAACAGAATGGCTAAAAAAAGGAGTATTTTACGCTGAACCAGGGGAATTTTCGGGCGATACCGTAAGCGTAACAGCTCTTGATAGCATGACAAAATTTGACAACCCTTATACAAAAAGCAAGCTGGCGTATCCGGCAACACTCGGAGAGATAGTAAGAGACGCCTGCAGTGTTTGCGGCGTATCAATGTCCGCAGATATAGCTGCTTTTCCGCAGGATGGATTTACTGTCAAGAAGAGACCGTCAGATACGTCATTAACCTTCAGACAGATTTTGCAGTATGTTGGTCAGATAGCCTGCGTAAATTTTAGAATTAATGCAGATGACCGGTTGACTGCTTCGTGGTATGATACAGATTTGCTCGAATCCGAGGAAATTGAAGAAAATGCAGAAACCGTAAAGGTTGAAAATTATACAGGAACAATCGGGACGGATGACGTAGTAGTAACTGGGGTTAAGGTTATAGAAGAAACGGCGTCCGATTCGGACACAAATGTAGAATACACATACGGAACAGATGGATACGTCCTGAAAATCGAAGAAAATAAATTGATCCAAGATGGAAAGGGATCAACTGTAGCCGAATTTGTAGGAAAGAAAGTTAACGGTCTTACGTTCAGACCAATGACGGTAAAAGTACAAGGGGATCCTTCTGTAGAACCAGGGGATATTGCTGTAGTTACAGACAGAAAAGGGAGAACGTATAAAACAATTCTTACCGGAGTCATGTACACAGCAAAGGCTTCACAGGAACTGTTGTGCGGGGCCACAACGCCGGAACGTCTATCCGCAACAAGATACAGTAAAGCTACGCAGGTATACAGGGAGCTGAGAAAAAGCTTAATAGAACAGAAGTCTGAAACAGAAAAAGCGTTCGAAAGCCTGAAAGAATCCATGGATGAAAAACAAGGATTATTTCCGGTAAGTGAAAAACAGGAAGATGGAAGCTGTATATTGTATTTCTGTGATAAACCAACAAAAGAAGAGTCAAAAATTCTGATAAAACTTAACGCACAAGGATGGGGAATGTCCACTGACGGCGGAGAAACCTGGAATGTAGGAGCACTGGTTGACGGAACGACAATAACGAAGGTTCTTAGCGCAATAGGGATTAATGCCGAGTGGATTAACGCTGGTATGGTAGACGGAAAACGTATCAATGCAAAAGGCCTTACGGTGTCCCAGAAAGACGGTACCAATACGCTTATCATAGATGACGAGGGTAATATAGATGCATCCTTCCGTACATTGAGCATTGCGGGGACAGCGGCCGCTTCAGAAAACTATGCAGAAGAAAAATCAGCAGCAGCTCTGGAAGCGGCAAAGATCTATGCAGACAGCAAGAGCTCAAACCTTCTTCAAGGCACGGATTTTTCTGCAGAAAGCACAAAAACATACTGGAACCTGAGCGGAACAGTAGAACAGTCGCAGACAGATCCGAAGGGCGGAAAGAATGCAGTCAGGCTTAGGGGAACTGCGAACGACAATTTTCTTGGAGCAAAGTACGCAGTTAATAATCCGGTTGTCACTGCTGGACAGTACGAAATCCGGATCTGGTTAAAAAGCAACGCTGCAAGGACAGTTACGGTGTCACTTAACCGTGAAAAATATCAGTGCAATGTTACAACCGCCTGGAAACAGTTTAAATTCGCAGTCAAGGTAACGGAGCCAAATACAGAAGGAAGGAATAATTTTGTAATAGGTGGCTGGAGTAGCGTTCCATCTGGAGCGATACTGTACATCTATAACCCACAGGTGTTGTACAGCTACACGGCAGCAGATGTCTTGAACATGCTGACAGACAACGGCGCCATGGATGGAATTTACATGTACAATAACCAGTTGTACGTAAAAGGAAAGTATATCGATGTTGATGATCTGAAAGCAATTGGCGCGAAAATTGGTGGTTTCACAATCGGAAATACAAGCATATACAACGGGTGCACTTCTCTGACCTCCGCTGCGGCAGGCGTATACCTGGGGACGACAGGCATTATGATCCGCAAGGATGCGGATAACTACATGCGTTATAGCGTTTCTTCTGGACTTACACTTGCTGGGGGAACCATCAATGCGGCAAAAATCAATTCACCTACGATCAAAATTGGACGGGCAACCTTATCAGCACAGGATACAGACAGCGCAATGGTAGTGCGAAACGGAATGCATGTCTATAATGCGACCAGCGGTGAGCTTTTCACTGATGGATCCGGGCTTTTTAAGATATTCAATGTAACGCATGTAAGCTCAGGAGGGCATCTGGTATTCGGGCCAGACGGAGCGGAAGTATGCTATTTATCAAGCTCTTCAAAACGTTATAAAGATCATGTGTCCGGGATGACGATTGAAGAAGCAGAAAAAGTTTTAGATATCCCAGTGGTGTGGTTTAAGTATAAAGAGGGGTACTTAAGAGATGGAGACCCTATGACAGGAAAGCCAATACCGGGATTCTACGCAGAAGACGTACTGGAAAAATTTCCGGCGGGGGCGCAGCTAAAAGATGGACTTGCAGAGGACTGGAATTATAGAACATTGATCCCTCCAATGCTAATGTTGATTCAGAAATTATACAGAGAGGTTGAAAAAAATGGATAGGCCACTTGTTCTTGTAATAGAAGATGCGAAAAGTGTATTGATGAGTACAGTAATTACGATCAAGAACCAGACAGGACTTCCGTCAACAATTCTTGATGGGATCTTGTCTGGAGTTCTTGCGGATGTACGTAAGGACGCCTGTAGCGAAATCGCCATGGCGGCCGCGCAGGAAAAGAAGGAGAAGAAAGAAGGTGAATAAATGCTGATTGCAGAATTCTCCTATAAGGGAGAAGAAATAGAGATTGACAATGAACTCTGGCAACATGATTACGGCCAGAAGATTCAAATTAAGGGTTTAGACCTTCCGGAAGTGTTTGAAGTCCATTTTGCCTGGAAAGATATTGAAAAAGCAAAAGTAGTCACTGGTTCCACGGTAGACGGAGTATCTATCGTAGATATCCCCAACATCGCCCTGGAACAGAGAAGGGCAATCACCGCTTACATCTACCTGTCAAATGCAGTTGAAGGTGAGACAGTGAATACAATCCTTATGACAGTCAATAAGCGAAAAGCTCCAGAAGGGTTTGAAATTCCGGAAAAAATTGACCTGTTTCATCATACCATCGAAGCAACTGCGGAATATCAGCGGCGAGCAAAGGAATCAGAGGAAAATGCATCCGCTCAGGCAGCAGATGCAGAGGCCTGGGCACATGGCCGGGAAGATCATCCGGATCAGGCGCAGGACAATGCAAAATATTATGCAGAACAGGCCGCAAAGAGCGCCGCAGAAGTCCCGGGAAAGACGGAACAGGCAAAGAAAGACATTGACAAGTATGTCCGACAGAAGGAATCAACTCTGAAGGGCGATACCGGCAATGTCTTTTTTGCAGCCTTCAAAGTCGTAAATGGCCGGCTGAAAATGTATTCTGATCCAACCGTGGACAAGGTACACTTCTACAGAAAAGGCAGCCGTCTGAAATACAGAATAAAGATCTGAAAAGGAGAAGATAATGAGCAATACAGAAAACAACTATCAGGAAACGGACCTGGGCAATGTAGCTCCGCACCCGGCAGACGAGTACGATCCGAAAGCCTCATATGAATACCTTGATGTCGTAAATTACAAAGGTGGTTCTTATATATGCCGCGTGGAAGATAGAACAGTAACCGGCATTGCGCCGGCGCACGGGAAAAATACAGATATCTGGCAGTTACTGACACTTCCCGGAAGTATGACTCCGGAGTACATTGCCATGCACGATAATGTTGTCAACAAGGCGGAGCAGGTAGAAGCCTCACGCGCGGCTGCAGAACAGTCGCAGCAGGAAATTGAAGCAGCTCAGACAGATGTGCAGCAGTTACACTCCGATACTGTAGAGGCGGCACAGGAAGCCTCGGACAGCCGAGACAGCGCCGCAGGATACGCCCAGGCCGCGGAAACATCCAGACAGGCTGCGGCGGAATCCGAGCAGAATGTGAATGCCCAGGTATCCGGATTCGACGCCAAGGTGTCCGAGTCGGTCACACAGGCTCAGAAGGACATTGAGGTAACTCGGCAGCAGGCGGTTAATGCAGTCGCGGCGCAGCAGACTACATCTGTAGAAAAAGCGAAAGAAGCTATCACAAATCATACCAACGATGAAATTGCAAGAGAGAAAGCAGAAGTCAAAGAAATCAAGGATGCGCTTGACAAAACAATTTCTGATGCAAAAGAACTGGATACAGAGATCGCACAGACGGTTTCGAATGCGAATTCTGCGGCGGCAGCAGCGAATACAGCGGCAAAGAATGCGACAGAAGCAACCACGGCAGCAAACAAAGCAGAAGAAACCAGGACAGCAAATGAAAAAGCCAGAACAGAGAAAGAATCTGAAAGAGCAAACGCTGAGACGAAAAGGACGGAAGCGGAAACAAAAAGGGAAGAAGCAAGCGCTGAAGCCGTAAAAAACGCAAATGATGTTGCGTCAGCACTGAAAGATTATACAGCCGGACAGGCGGACGTTGCTTACAAAGAAAAAGTTGCAAAAGCAACTTCAAAAGCAGAAGTAGACGATCTGTTTGTTGAGTGGTGGAAATTTCAGTATAAGCCTGAAATCTACAGTAAAGTAGACATGCTGGAAAGATGGTTCGGAAACGTCCTTGAAGACGATCGAGTACACGGCGTAACAACGCCACGATACGCAAAAAGCACTTCTATGCTTGGAGAACTTACAGACGATTCCGCCGGATTCGTATGCACTCCGTCCACGGAAGCTAAAGCGGGCGCTGATCCATTCGCACACTTACCACAGTTCTGGTGCCTGGAAGTGGCAGCTGAGAAGAAGGAAGATGGTTCCCATGAAGTTTTCTACGTGGAACATATTGACGACACCGCAGATGTAAGATCAGGAGAATATCTTTGCTGGGTATTACAGAAGAACACCTGGAAGCGTGAATGGCAGGATTCTGAATATAAATATCTCAAGACTCGATGCCATCCGGCTTCTGGCTATAAGCGATGGCCAGAAGGAACTGACCGAACCGGTAAAGTACATGAGTACATGGCACACCCGAAGTATTACGCCGGAATTGATGCAGATGGAGGTATCACATGTGGAACCGGATTGAAACCGGTAAACCGAACATCCCACCAGACAGGTGTAAGCAGATGGCGAGGCAGAGGAGCACAGTATTCCGGAGCTTCCGGATCTCTTGTTAAATTCCTGGATGCTATGGTGCGTTTGAAATATGGACGTAAAGGAAATTCCGGAAAGATTGAAGGGTGCACAAATTACAACTACCAGTACACAGTTGCAGTGAGTGAGACTGGAGTAGAAAGGGTAATTCTGACAAAGGAGCAGGCTGCAAACCTTTTGGTTGGCTCGGCTGTTATGCTTGGCATTCAGAGCGGATCTGACAGAAACACAGCAAGTAACTATTCTATCTTTGATGGAAAACTGATTACAGCCATCGAAACAGTGACTATTGAAACAAAAGAATATTCAGCAGTTTATGTGGATAACGGAGGAAAGACTTTTGACACAACAGCAGGAAGCACCTATCTTTCCACAAGTCCGTATTATTCCGGATGGAACGATAATGTACTTGGTAGAGATGGTAGCCGATACAGTCCGACTTCCGGAAAAGAACCGGGAATGATCCAGGGCGTAGAATTTATGAACGGATCCTATCTGATTGTCTCCGATGAATTATGGCAGTGGAGCCAGGATGCGAATGAGAATTATTGTTTTGATTGCTACAAATGTTACGATCAGTCAAAAGTAGGCTCTGCAATCAATGAGAACTACGAAAAAGTAAATGTTCCAACATTGGTATTTCCGAAAGATACGGCTGCCTGGTCATGGAAGTATATTACTGATAATGCAATCAATGATGATGTTCTATGGCCGGAGGCAACCAACGCAAGCGGAAGCGGCGTTGGAGTGGGAGCTGGCTTCTATTACGTACCGGCGGCGTCTGGTGTTCGTTCCGCTTGGGTTTGGGGTAGCTTGGGCGGCGGTGGCAATGACGGCGTTTCGTGCCGTGACTCGGGCGGTTGGGTGTCTGGCGCTAGCTGGTACGGCTCTCTCGGAGCACCTGGTCTTGAGGGTTAAAAACAGGGTGAATGCGAAGCAGAGGGGCAGTAAGCCCCTTTATTGTCTTATTTGCAAATAAAATAATTTTAGGGTTATACGGTGTCTGGGAGCTGGCTTCAATTACGAACCGGCGGCGTCTGGTGTTCGTTCCGCTTGGGTTTGGGGTAACTTGAACGACGGTGGCAATGACGGCGTTTCGTGCCGTAACTCGAACAATTGGGTGTCTAACGCTAACTGGAACGGCTCTCTCGGAGCAACTGGTACAATTTTGAAAAAGAGTATTTAAAAATCATTGCATCGTATAATCCTCGCTTATGTGCGAAAATAACTTGAAACCAACGAGGCTAGTACCTACGGGGAAAGCCACGGAAGTAACCAGATGAATATTAAGGAGGTTGATGTGTGAAAACATATTGCAAACCAGCAACGGTCAATATTGAGGACTGGAAATTTAATGAACTTGCCGTTGTGGAATGCTTCCGGAATAAGCGGAGCAGAAAAGATTTCCAACGTCTGCTATGCAAGACCGGGAAAATAACAAAGCGTGAGATCGTAGAGGATCAGCTGAATAAGGATTTTAAGCGAACCCTGGAAGCTGAATCAGAAGTAGCAAAGATGCTGACGCAACGTATAATCAACCGAGATTTACAATTAAAACCTATTCGCCAATTTCAAAGAATTGACGGACTGACGCAGAAGCTCCGTGATATCTGCCAGGAATCTCCAGAACAGCAGGTGTATGAATATATCGGAGTATATGCGTTGAAACCTCTTTTCAGAGCGAAGATTTTACCGATTCAGTACGGAAGCATCCCGAACAAGGGAGGTGTAGCCGGAAAGCGGAAAATCGAAAGACTACTCCGGAAGAAATTTCATGGTAAGGTAGTTGCTTTGAAAGGAGATGTTACAAAAGCCTATCCCTCAGTGACAATCCCGGTTGTCATGGAGATGCTGAGAAGAGACATAGGCAAGAATAAAGTGCTGCTATGGTTCCTGGGTGCTCTTATGAGCAACTATCCTGGGAACCATCTTTGCATAGGTGGATATCTTCCGGCATGGCTATTCAATTACGTGATGTCTTATGTATTGAGATATATCTATGAGCAAGCTCAGATACGCAGAGGAAAGCGGAATAGGCTTGTATATGCGATTGTATGCTATGCAGATGATTTCACGATCTATGGCGATGTTTCAAAGCTGAAAAAGGCAATGAAGAAAGCTACGATCTGGGCTCATGACAAGTTTGGATTGAAGATTAAGGATATCTGGCAATTCTACCAGGTAGCTTCGTTTGATGAAGAACGGGAGAACCTGGAAGAGCGAAGGAAAGGCAGCAAGAAAAGGACGCCCGGAGTTGATATGATGGGCTATGTAGTCCGGAGGAGATACACGATCATCCGTGGGAGAGTATTTCGGAGAATCCGGAGGCAAGTGCTCAGAGCCTGGGAAGATTTCAAGGTGAAAGGATTTATCCCATGGTGGAGAGCCTGCCGGATTGCAGCATACAAAGGCTGGATAAAGCATAGCAACAGTTTGAAATTCCGGATGGAGTATTGTTTTGACAAGCTATTCAAAATGTGTTCATACAGTGCAAGTAAGCACGGAAAGGAAGTAGAAAATGAGAAGAGAATCTTACTTATCGCAGCCCTCAGCAGTTGAGGTCTATCCGGTATTTTCCGGAACAGATGTTATCATGCGTAAAAACATTGAGCTGGTGGATAAAGAGGACATCCAGGATGGGAAAAAGAATAAGTACAAGGTGTGGGAATGCGAGGAGGTCCAGTTCCATTACCAGGGCGAAGTAACCCAGGAAGAGATCGAATCTGATTTTGATTACTGGTACGCAAAAGCGGAGGAGGTTCCGGATCCTTCCAGTGTAGAAGATCTGAGCCTGGAGGATGCAAGAAAAGCGAAATACCAGGAAATCGCATCAGCATGCGAGCAGACGATTTACTCCGGAGTAGATGTGAGCACATCTTCCGGAGTGGAACATTTCAGCTTGACAGAAAAAGATCAGCTGAATCTTTTCGGAAAGAAAATGCAGTTGTTAGCTGGAGAGGAAAAGCTGGAGTACCATGAGGACGGACATCCTTGCAAGTATTTCTCAGCTGAGGACATGCAGAACATCGTCAATAAAGCAATGTTCTATGTATCATACTACACGACATATTGCAATGCCCTGAATATGTGGATCAAGTCGGTAACGAAACCTGGAGATCTGGATCAGATCAAGTGGGGAGCAAAAGTTCCGGAAGAGTTTCAGAATGAAGTTCTGAAAGATTACATGAAAGCCATTGCATCCGGAGGTATTGCATAGTGAAAAAAATCATAAAGTACCTGACGCTCTTCCTGATCGGAGGAGCTTTTTATTACGCCCTGGAAGTACTATTCCGCGGATATTCGTTCCCAGCAATGGCAGTGTGCGGAGGCTTATGCTTCATTATCTGCGGAGTGTTGAATGAGAAAGACCGGTGCATGCCGTTAGTTCTTCAACAGTTAATAGCTGCATTTGGAATTACAATGATTGAATTTGCTTCTGGGTTAATACTGAATGTATGGCTGAAACTGAATATGTGGGATTACAGCAACATGCCTGGAAATATATTTGGCCAGATCTGCCCGGAATTTACAGCATTATGGTTCTTCCTGTCAGCGGTCGGAATCTTTCTGGATGATTTAATTCGATGGCGGATATTCGGAGAAGAAAAACCGCATTATCATCTTTTTAAGAAAAGAAAGGAAGATAAATGACAAAGCTGCAGATAATTTCAAAACTCTGGTCTGCGATTTACGACATGAAGCTAAAGCAAAAATCGCAGAAAGAAATCGACCGGGAACTTGACATTCTGGAATATGAATGCCGTAAATATGCAGATATGGACGATGAAGAGGTGTTCAAATGAAATATAAAAGAGGTATTAGAGCAGAGCCGTGAGGCTCTTATTTTTATACAAAATTGCGCCGGCGCAACACCGGAGAAAGCGTGAATAATTGAAAGAAATACTCACACAGACTTATCTTATTGCATTGCCGATCCTACTTGGTTACATTGTCTGGCTTTTGAAAAACCAGAAAAAAGATCGGGACGCAAATAGTAAAGGAACCATGCTCCTGCTCCGTGTCCAGATGATTGAATATCACTCGAAGTATACAAAAGCAGGAGATATTCCATCTTACGCTTATCAGAACTTTTGCGAGATGTATGAAGCCTACCACCGTCTTGGAGGAAACGGCATGGTAACAAAAATGAAACAGGAAATAGAAGAATTACATATCAAGAGAAAAGGAGAATGATCATGAATATTAACACAATCACACAGTATGTAACCTACGCCCTTGCTCTGATCGGCATTCTGGCTTTCATCGTATCAGCTGTCGTACAGGTGATCAAGGATCTTCCGGGGCTGAAGAATATCCAGACCAGCATCGTGGCGCTTACGGCATCCCTGATTCTGTGCCCGGTGACTCTGCTGATCCTGTGCACATATTATAAGGCTACAATCACATGGTACTATATCGTAGCATCGATTATTGCCGCATTTATTGTATATTTAGTAGCAACTGGAGGCTGGGAGAAAGTAAAAGAAATCTGGGACAGAACAAAATACAAGAATTCAGAGGGTGAGTGATCGCCCTCTCAGGAGGAAGAACATGTTAAAGATTATAGGAAAACCCCAGGCCAGCATTGAACAGATGCAGGTCTATATCAAGAAAGTAAACCCGCAGGTGTCCGATTCGGTCATTAAGATGATTCCGTTATATATCACAGAAGGAGCGGCTGAGTACGTCCGTGGTGATATTGCATTTGCTCAGTCCTGCCTGGAAACCGGGAACTTCACTTTCAACGGATCAGCGGTAGCACTCAGCCAGAATAATTTCTGCGGTATGGGTGTGACTAAAACCGGCATGAAGGGTAATAGCTTCAAGACACCAGCAGAGGGTATTCGGGCACAGATCCAGCACCTGCAGGCCTATGCGTGCACGGACCGCCTGAAACAGAAATGTATTGATCCGCGTTACACATACGTCAACAGGGGCTGCGCAGAGTATGTGGAGCACCTTGGCATCCACGAAAACCCGAAGGGCCAGGGTTGGGCTGCCGGCCGGAACTACGGGCAGAAGATTATCAACATCCTGAAAGGCATATTATCTATTAAGACATCAGAAAAGGAGAGCGATACTATGAACATTACAAAAATGATCAGCAAGAAAAACTGCTATATCGGTCAGAACAAGCCTGCCTATATTGTGATTCATGAGACAGACAACTGGAGCAAGGGAGCGGACGCAAAAGCCCATGCTACAGCAATGAAAAACGGTAATCTGGCCGGAACCGTGCATTACTATGTAGATTCCAAATCCATATATCAGACTCTGGATCACAGCGACGGAGCCTGGGCTGTAGGGGATGGAAAAGGAAAATACGGCATCACAAACCGAAATTCTATCAACATCGAGATCTGTGTGAATCCGGAAACAGACTATTACGTTGCAGTCGATAAAGCAGAACAGCTGGCAGCGTACCTTCTAAAACAGTACGGCTGGGGAACAGACCATCTGAAACGCCACTACGATGCTTCGAGAAAGAACTGCCCGCGCCGGATCCAGGCAGAAGGACGCTGGCCGGAATTTGTGCAGAAAACAGCAGCATATATGAAAGGAGCATCCACAGTGAACACAAAGACAAACACAACCTCAAACACAGCAAAGAAAACCGTATCATTGACAGGAAAAATGGAGGTCCAGCTTCCTGTAATCCAGAAAGGCAGCAAAGGAACTGCAGTATCTATGCTGCAGGCTATGCTCGGAGTGAAAGTGGATGGTGATTTCGGGAATGACACAGATACATCCTTGAAAGCATTCCAGAAAAATGTGAAGCTCACAGCAGACGGAATCTGTGGAAAAGATACCTGGACAAAGGTGATCGAACATGTGAAGACAAACACAAAATAACTTCCTATTATAAAAAAGTCCGGCAGGTAACCACTGCCGGACGGATA